TATTCGCACAGCACGTCGTAATCGTTGATCGTGCCTGCAGCGCCGGAAACGACGGCGATTTTACTATAGTTGGTGCCTGAACCGGTGCTTAGAACCCAGTCGCCAACAGACAAAGCGGTTGCTGGAGCCGGGGTTACGCCTGTACCAGCAGTTGTGACAATAAGATAAATGCCATTGTTTTGACTACTTGGCGTGTTGAGAGCTTGCCCAACAGTTAATCCGGCTTCAGTTCCATATTCATTTAGTGAAACAACGAGATTTGTACTGGCGTTATAAGTACCACCAAGACGCACATTAAGTTGTAGGGGTGCCCCATAACCAACATTTAACCAATAACCATTTGGCGTAGGACTAACAACACCTACCCAGATATAAGCAGAACGATCAGAAGGGCTAATCCACCATTGACCAGCAAATTCTGGGACAGGTTGAGTTTCGCTTACTTGAGCGATTCCATAGTCTGCCAACTGAGCTGCCGTGACACTGTTTTCAGCTAACTGTGCCGTTCCAAATACACCGGTTGTAATTTTGCTGGCATCAATATCGGGAATATCGAATGCTGTTAATACGTCACCGACAGTGATGTGGCCTGCAGCATCAACAGTGACTTTTGTATAAGTGCCAGCAGTAACGCCACTGTTGTCGTGGGTGATTGCACCAGCGCCACTAATGCTAAGGGCGTCTGCGCCAGGAACAGAAACTGCACCAATGGCTGAGGTAGTACCAACCGGAAGATCAGCGGAAACAAGTGGAGTAGTGGCGGTGATGTGACCAGTTGCGTTAAACGTAATGCCAGCACTGGTCCCAGCGGCAATGCTGTCCTCGTGATCAAGGGTGCCGCTAACGTCAACGTCCAAACCAGTTCCGGGTTTGACGCCGCCGATTTCACTGGTTGTTGCGACAGGTAGATCGGCTGGGACAAGCGGCGTTACACCAGTGATGTGGCCGGTATCACTAAATGTGATGCCGTTAAATGTTTGTGCTGTGACCGTCGTGCTGTGAGTAACTACTCCATCAACATCAACGTCCAAACCAGATGTAGAAGGAAAACTGGCGATGCCTGCGATAGTTGTGGTGGCAATGTTGACATCGATAATACCGGCGCCGTCCACGGTCAGACTGTCGCCAACCATTACAGCGCCTATTTCAGCCGTGGTTGCTGCGGGGAGATCGGTGGCAGCAATGGTTCTAGCAGTTACTGCGCCAGCGGAATCAGTCGGACCAGCGAGAAATTCAGCAGCGCCGGAAGTTGGTAGTAAACGATCAGGCTCAACGGATGACAGTGCAATTTTGCTGTTGATGACAGCTTCATCAAGAATTTTTTCAGTCGTTACGCTGTCGTCGGCAATTTTTGCGGTCGTTACAGCGTCTGCGGCTAAGTCGTCGGCGCCGACACTTCCCGCCTCAATCAAGATTTTGGCTCCTGCGGTTTGAGAGCCAGTGACGCTGAAGGCTTCAATCTTGGCGGTACTTACCGCATCATCCGCAAGTTTTGTTTGTGTAACTGCATCATCAACAATTTTGGCAGTTGTTACTGAGTCATTGGCGATGTCGATCCCTAAAGCAGCTGACATGGCAGTAGCCAAATCCACTACCGTGACCTTTTTTTGATCGCTTGCGCTCAGATCTGCTAGAGGCAGGAAATCCGTGCTTTCAACGTTTGCGGCGTCAATCGGATCAAGATCGACAATGATGAAATCAGCCATTACCCCTACGGATTACAGGGTTTAATGCAGTCAGTCTAATCGGTCAACTAGCGGTGTCGAACTTCAATAATACTGAACCCTTGGAAATAAATTCGATTTCAGACCGCACAGCATCAGATGATTCAAAACTAATGCCGACGTTAGTCAATATGCCGGTGAGTTCGTACCAAATAGAATCATTGCGATTATCTAGGGCACCATTAGTTCCAGCAGACAGTAAATAAAGTTTTGCCGTAAACTCCGCCCCTATCTGTTGACGTATCAAAAGCTGGTGCATATAAATTGCTTTTTCCGTGATATTACCAGATTTAGATCGTGCAAAATAATCAAAGAAACATGTGATCTTGCCGCTTCCACTTATTAGTGTGCTGTATTGTTCTTTGAAACTATTCGACAAAGTGGTTACATCTACGGAGTCCCGCTCTGTATTAAATTCATACGAAACCACATCGCCAAGTTGCCTATAACTTGAGTTGACCACTTGCACTGTAATTGGTGTACTATTGCCAGTATTTGCTAGTGTCAAACGTCCATTCGTACTGCCTTCAATCGCTTCTTGAAAAGTATTGTACAAATACAGACCGCCGAGAATGTCAACATGCACGAAAAAAGTACCTTGATTTCTTTGTATGTTATCACTCCATGCACTTTGACTTATGAAAAATAAAAACTGCATTGTTGTTTTTATTTGAATACGATCTCCAGAGACAAGTGTTCCATCTGGAAACTCAAAACTAAAGCGGTTTTTAGTTGTACTTATATCGGTTGGACCAACTAAACCCTCAACAATAGTGTCATTAATTGAACGTTGAAAATCAACCTTGCCCGTATTTCCAATGTAAATAGTCATGATGTTGCGTTGAGGATTAAACCTGTAAATCCATTGGTGACCTTAAAACTAACATTGGCTTGCATAACTTCCCCAACAGTGCAAGTTAGTTCTGCTGATGTAATGATACAATTAAAGTTAATTGTATTTTTGCCATAACGCAATTTCATATTCAAAACTGCCGGGTCACTTGTATCAGTATTAGCACGAAAGACCTTGTTGATTAAATTGACTGGTGCGTCAAGATAATAGAAAATCGTGGCACTGCCATCTGCGTCTAAATTACCAGGAACGTAGTTTTCATTTCGCTGTCCCAAAACCGTAGTAGTAAGGGCTGCCACATTGGCAGTAATTGCCCATTCAGAAACTTTGGCTACTACTAGATTGTTGTAGACAAGCGATCCATCTCGCCCTGAAAAATAAGTCACTGGTATCTAAGGGGGCTGATACAACCAGTTTAATGCCTAGGTATCGAAATCAACTTTACTTGGACAGTATGCCGTCCCTTTATGACTGGTGAAATGGTTGGAGCGTCAGAATATCGCCAAGTCACTTGACTTGGTGAATAAAAAGTAGTCGGATTGGTAGTGAAACCCGAGAAGATGCTTGCCGGAACACTAAATTGACCAAATGTTCCATGGATACTGAAGTGATTGAAAACTAAAAGCATATGTGCTTCACTTACATTATTAAATGTCAAGTCAATATTGGTTGAAATACGCACTGCTGAATATCTAACCCGCACTTCTGCCCCATTTAACGCCCTGTAAACAGAGCCGGGAAAATCCCCGGGTGTAAATACGCATCCACTTGGACGTAGAGATGGGAAAGCAGTCATGATGCAACTCCTACTTTTGCGCTCATCATCTGATTCACGATAATGCTTTTACCGCTAGCATCCAATGGAAAATGAGTGGCACGGACTCCGATTGAGCCATCAACACTTTCAGCCAACGAATCAATCATGTAATAATTTATGATCTTGGTAGAACTTGGATTAGCAGTTGACCCCTTTGTCATTGTCAAAACTAACTTAAAAATGTTGCCAGGAGTTTTATTGGCAAAAAAGTTAGTACCCTCAAATTCAATAGTATGAGTGATATATTTTCTGGCTGCCAATAAATATCGAGCAATATAAATGGCGTGAAATTCAGAAGTGCAAAACAATGTCATATCGTATTGTTCATACGGAGCAGTTATTGGAGTTTGTGGATAATAGACAATCGTTGTAGTAATTGATCCAATCTCAGTAGGACTTTGTTTGCGCCAGTTCATTACAACGTTAAACGGTTTTTGCTGTTCTGCAGAAATGTAATTCCTCTTGAATGATCCTGGCAGTATCTGTTTTTCGGTAACAGTGAAATTTGGCTTTACAACTCCTATCTGTGGATTTGATTTTGCATCTAAGGGTATCACTGGTTTTAAGCCGATCTTACCATCGTTAATAACCAGACTAAGCAGAAAAAATGGCGCAACAGTATTAATGAACTCCCGTAAATCATTAGTTGTTGCAAGTGTCCCATTGAAATAAAATCCCATTTTATCGGTAAACTTTGCAGCTACGACAAGTGATGGATTGTCAATAAGGGTTGCATCCATGTTTGTCGAACTTGTTAGTAAATAGTAAACAAGGTCTGCAAAATTATCACTTGCGCCATTGCCACCAAGGCGACGTGAAACACTAATGCCATTACGACAAAAGATAAAAAGTTGGCTTAAATAATCTTTAGTTGGATTTTGTATAGTTGCAGAAATTGCTCCAATAGTGATGTTGTTGTAAAGGCGGGTAGTAGGAGAGCCAAAGATAGTTCCAGGCAACCCAGGACGATCTGGCATTAAAGGCGTAACAGGTTTAACGTCTATAAATTCAAGTTGCGTCAGTGATTCAATTAGTGTTTCATCGTTCCAAGTAAATTGACCATCTGATCCATAAACATCATTCGTTAAATTGCGAAACACATGGCTCGGGTCTTCTAGAGTGGCCTCTATCGTAAATGGTCTAAAGCATTTATTAGGATCACCTACGTCGCCAACAACTGCATAACGAGACCCTTGATTGTAATGCTTACTGTATTCATCTAATCTGGCAATGTGATCTAATTCATTTAGACATTCTTGGGTTTCGTAATATCGAGGAAATGCATTGCCTGGTTGAAAATATACCCCATACTTAATTAATGGGTGATCAAGATCTTCATAAATGTGATTGAATGGGTAACAAGCTGTAGGCTTGTATTTCAGATTAACTAAATTTCGAGAAGCGTATCGAACAGGAATAGGATTAAGCATGTATTCATATTCTGCCGCTTGATCGTGTGTTATTTCTACGGTAACTGTTTGTCCTTGTTTCAAAGATATTGTGCGATAAAAAACCCATTTATTTGCTGTGTCCGTAGGAGAAGTTTCTCTATAATAAATATCATACGTAACACTATCTACCCAAGTTTTATTAAACTCCTTTCTTGCTAATCTAAAAACACTTGAAATCTTTTCCAAAATTCGTAATTTGCTTTCATAGGCAATTTCTCTGGCGTTGGCAGACCATGGAAATGGATTAACAATACAACGCATTCCATTCAACCCCGTATATTCACCATCTATAGTTGCAACAGCCGAATTATTCTTTAGAACAAACTTTGTATATTTGATGTTTTTACCAAGGCTGTTAATAATAACAAATTTGCTGTCATCATATTCTTGCGGATTATTTACGTCTCTGTTTTTTCTAACATCATTATTTCTTTTGTCATTTGTGGAAATTGTACCTACATTAAGCACGGTCCTTTTTATGTAATATCCATCTTTTAGTGTAATACCAGAAAATATAGTCGGGAGTTTTTGGTAATCATAACCCCAAGCCGTCTTGAGAAGACTTTTGCAATCTGTGAGCTTGCGTTCACCTAGATAAACATCATCAATTTTGATGTTGCTTATAAATCCTTCACTGATAATATATCCAAGCCTTGAACTCTCAAGCAAATTAGCATTATGCGCAGCTTTGAACAGGAGTGGAGCTATCCACACACCGCCATTAGCCGCAGGTTTTAACGGTTGTCCCGGTACAGGAGCACTTGTAGATAGAGTCCTATAAACGCCAAACACAAGCGGTACAGCTTGCCCGAGCTGCACAATGCTTTGCTCGCGCTCTCGTTCTTCTAGCGGAGTGGTTTTTTTAAGCGTTAAAGCATCAAAAAACTTAGTGGCCGAACCAGAGGGATTTGGCGATTGTGGAAACGGCAAAAATGGCATTACAACGCCTGACGCAAAGTAGATGGCACCCCTTTAATCAGACTAGCAGTGACCTTTCTTGGCGGAGCCAGTGCAGAACTTAAATCGAGCAAATTGATAAGCTGAATGTCCAATGTTTGCAAATTAGAAGAGATGTTTTCAATTCTTCCAACATAAGTGGAAATAATAGTTGCACCCGTAAATCCAGTAGTTGTACTTGCAGGTTCCTTTAATTGAAGTAATTGTGCTTGAACAATGTAACCCTGCTGCATGTAATTAAGCATTTGATTTTCTAGGCTGATGCTATATGGAATTTCAATCGTCAAACCACCGGCAGCACCTTCTAGCGAATTTACAAAATTGGAACATGTAAAAGTTACATAAATGAAAAGTTGAACGGTATTGTCATAAAAAAAGTTTTGCCACCTAAGTTCTGGCGTTGTATCACCAGACTTCGTAAAAGTTAGTTGTTGTGCATAACTAATCATGATTATGCAATCCCGACAGACTTCCTAACTTTAGTGTTGTACTGGAGCATTTTAAGAGTTGCCTGCACGGCTTGATCAGTTGATGTGCGAACAGTTGACATTAGGTCATCTTGAGATACATAGCGCTTACCATCCATTTGCAAAACAGGACCAGTTGTGACATTAATTTGAGGATTAATATTTGCCATTGCCTGTGTCGTTGCAAGATCGCCTTGTTTTTCAGTCGAGCGTGACTCCCCTGGCATTGAAGCAAAGTCAGTAGGAGACTGCGGAATAACTCCTGGTCCTCGCTTGCCTGCGCTATAACGCTGCATTGCAGCTTGCATTCTGTCCGCAGGAATAATGTATTCATTTTGCCGTCCTTCCCCGACCATTGCAAGAGTGGGTCGAGACACAAAACCACCTTCTGCAAAAGCAGGCACAGGCTTAGCAGGTCCAGGATTTTGTCCGCGTTGCGCCATGTTCAAGCGTTGCTGTGCATCGGCTGCAGCATTTATTGCATTGGCAGATTTAGCAGCATTTGTTGCCATGATGTTGTAGTAATCTTTTGCTGCATTGGCGCCTTCACTGATCCCAGCGGTATCGGTTTTCATTGCACTTGCATAACCGGAAGCATTTTTTACTTGCTCTGAAAGCTGTGCTGCATATTGAGCAGATCCAACAAGTTTATCGCTGATAATTTTTTGCTCAAATGCCGCTTGGGCACTTTCAACTTTTGCCTGAAATTGTGCATCTGCAGTCTGTTTGCTATAAACCGATATTTGCTTTTGAGTACTTAGCATAGATTCAGCTGCACCAATCGCAGCCCTTTGCGATCCGAGGGCTTCTTTTAATTGTTCTGTCTTTTTAGTTTCTTCTTCAGCCGAACCAGCCTTAAGAATTTGGAGTTTACCTTCTGCTTCAATTTCTAGATATTTTGCCTCTTGTAATTTAACTTGTAGGGCATATTTTTGCTCCTCTAGTTTAATCGCCTCAAGTTTTTGATTGTACTCAATAATAGCAGCTTGAATTGTATTTTGGAATAGTTGCTTGGCAATGTTAAGGCGCTCAAAGTCTGTCGCCGCTAGAGAATAAGCACGATTTAGTTGAACATTTCTCAGATTATTGATAGCCAGTTCGGCTTCATAGCGTGCAGAAGTGATAGATCCCCCTCTCTCCAACGCACCAATCTGGGCTTGAATAGATATTGTTTGTTCTTTATATGCAGCCAATAGGCTAGTTGCTTTGCCAACAGCATCTGACTGTTTAAGACTTACCGCATCCAAGCCAGCTAGCTGTTTATTGATTTCACTGTTGATTTTGGCGGTTTCGTCTTTAATTGAGGTTGTTTTGTTTTTTGTGTTATCAGTTTTTGCAGCTGCTCCATCCATTGCTGCACCTAAGGCAACAGTGGCGGCAGTGGCTGCTCCCACCGCAAGGGCAACCTGTGCGACTCCAGCTGGACCCATAAGTGCCCTTAAAAATGCAGCCGCTACACCTGCTGTTTTTTGTGCTGTAGCCAATGCTGTGGTCGCTACTGCCCAGGCTTTAGTGGCAAGTGCGATTGCATTCGTTACGCCTGCAAAAGTCGCCAAGAAAGTTGCAACCTTGATAATTGTATTTAGGTTTTGCGATATTAAATTCAACGTTCCTGCCAGAATTTTTAAGGGGGCAATGATTGCAGGAACTACAGGCTTAAACGCTACAACAAGATTTTGAAATGCTGTCTGCAATTCTTTTAACGCACCCCCAAGAGATTTGCCCATATCATCAAACGCTTTCTTTGCAACACCAGCTGAAGACCCTTGTTTTTGTAGATTTTCATTGAACTTGACAAGTCCATCATTGGTCAAAGGCAAAACAGCTTTGAGGGCATCAACAGAGCCAAATAATTGAACCATTTTGCTTGTACTTCCACCAGTTCTTTCCGCAACTTGTTGCAGAAGTCCGCCAAATCCCAATGCTTTCAAGCCTGCTTCGTTAAATTGAATCCCTAACTGCTTAGACAGGGTTTCGGCTTCAGCTGTTGGTTTGAGAATAGAAACTAGAGCTTGGTTTAATCCAGTAAATGTGGCTTCGACAGGTACGCCTTGTGCAGTAGCCGTTGCTATTGCAGCATTTAACTCATCAATGCCAACACCAGCAGCAGAGGCTGTAGGTGCTAATCTACCGATTTGAGTTGCATATTCGGCAAGAATAATCTTGCCATCATTTTGTGTTTGAATAAATTTATCGACTAAACTTGCTGACTGACTAGCAGACATGCCATAGGCATTCAAAACGCTGGTAACAGCGTTTCCTACGGTATTCAAGTCACTTAGTCCTCCAACCGCTCCATATGTTGCCGCTTCAAGGATTTTAGTTTGACTTGCAACATCAGCAAAACCTGCTGATGCAACGTCGTAAGCAGCACTCGTCAGTTCAACAGTTGAGGCTTGCCCCTGCAAAGCAACTGACAACTTTCCAAATTCTTGACTTGCAATATTTGCATTTACGCCAAGAGTTTTAAGTGCTGCTTCTGCTTTAGATTGTTGTGCGAGGACGTTAAACGCTGATGTCGTTAGGGCTGCGGCTGAAGCAACAGCGGTAAGTTGACCAACAACTGATGTGGCAGCTTCTTTTAATCTCTCAGAAAAATTTTTTCCCTTTTTGCTCGTATCCTCAAAGGTTCCGTTTAGCGCCTCAACTTGTTTCTTGAGCTCATCTAGTACGGCATTTGCACTGCTGCCGTCAATGTTGATTGCAATATTGGCAACAGCAGGCATTTTGCAGCACCCCTTTTTTCACAGTCTATCTACGCCGTGCTTTTCTCATGGCATCTTCTTCTTCTTTTGCTTCCATTTCATAAACAGCAGACCACAACTGGACTTCTTCCAGTGTGATCCGATCCTGTAGCTCAAGAAGCGTATAACCTAAATCACGGGCGATACGCATTAACAGACGCAAAGGAAAATCTCGCTTTACGTCAGATATTAGTTTTTTACTTCGTCCTTCGTTAGTTCATCATCCTTTGTAATAATCGCCAACATTAGAGACTGCAAATCTTCGTCTCGTACTTCATTCTTTAGTTCGGCAATTTCACCAGAACGGAATAAGGGCTGTCCTGCATCGTCTTTTGCTTTTTGCACTAAAAGCTGCAATGCAAAAGCAGTTGCTTCATCGGATCCAGCATCTTTCTGTGCTTTCTCGCGTTCAGCCATTGTCAATGGCGAGCAGTAAAACTCGAAGTCGGTGCCATCACTGAGCTTTACCAACTTTTTAACAGGAGCCAAATTGGCTGCCTTTTTCAGACGATCAAGGGCACGCATTGTTGAGCCAGCCATAAAAATTGGTTGTTGGTCTCTACTTTAAGCACAAAAAAACCCCTGGTGCAACCCTGGGGTTCAATGTGTGTTGGTTTTTATGCCGCTTCATCCAAGTCAAAAGATGGCGTAGAAGCCGGACGGAAGGCGATCTCAACCATCTGAGCATCGTCTGGATTAACAGCGTAACTTGCCGAAGTCAGCACAGCATCCATTGCAATAGACCGACTAGAGGTTTCGTTGACACTGCCGCTAACCAGAACCCGGTCAATATACAGCTTGAAAGATGCACCAACTTGCTGTCGTTGCAGCACGTCCTGAATCATTCGGCTGGCAATGGTTGCACTGTCATCAGTGATATACACCGAAGCAGAACCTTCCCCATCAGCATAACCAGTGATGTAGGTTTTAAATGGGGCATATTCTGCCAGAGTTTGACCGATAGTGGTCACATCAATTTCTTCGCGTGTGATCTCAAAAGACCATTCGCGCACTTGCCCAACAGCTTCATAGTTTGCGTAAGCAACCTGAAAAGCGTTTGGGCTTACGGCGGTACCATCATCAGTAATGGCAACAGAAGCGCCACCGACAGTAGCTGAGACCTCCAAAATGCCCGTTGCAGTCGCGTAGCCGATGACGAAATAAGTGGTACCGGCTGACAAACCAGCAGGCAAAGTGCCAGATCCAGCTTCGCCAGTATTGATGTTAACAACACTGAATTTGACAGGATCATTAACCTTAAAATTCAAGTAAGTGTCAACTGTGATTTCATCATCAGCGACATCAACAGCGGTTTCACCAAAAATTGCTTTGGTGCCAGCTGGTTTGTAATAGAGCGCGCCGGACGTACCGGACAGAACAGTAGCCATGGTTGTGAACGGTAGGTGGCTGAACGTATTCTAGCTTTGCTCGTAGGCTTCAAAGGTAATGGTTATCTGACTTTGATAAAACCCCTCTGGCACAGCTGGTTTGCTAGTGCGCGGTCCATTTGCGGGGTCAAATTTGATATTTTGTAATTGCAAACGTGAAAATAAATCAATGCAACGCTGAGCAATGGTAAAACCCGCCCCTGGTCCCTGCCCTCGTGGGGTAAAAATATTGAGCAGCAAAACCCCATTCCGGCGGTCAAATCCATCGCCAGTGCCGCCAGAACTATTTGTTAGAATAGTTAAATACGCAGAGTCTCCCCAAACAATCTGCGATTGCAGCCAGCTTGCATTGTTTGGTGGTGTAAACGGGACATTTTGAAAGGCTACCTCAAGCACTGGCGCTAAAGCAAATTCTGTGGCTATGCGCTCTTCAATAGCTGAACGAATTGTGTTTAGGCTCATGATCTTCTGCCAATCCTTTGTGCTTCAGCTTGAACATAAGTCTGGATATCTTTAGCGACAATATCAAGAAATGGTTCTGTGCGTTGTATCCCCTGCCAGGATGGTGGAAGATTTGTACCTGCAATAACAGGTGCGGCATAAGGAAGATTATTGAAAACAGAACCCCTTAATGGCTCTTGTGTTATTTGCCAGTTACTTCTCAATCTACCGGTATCAACTGGCGTTCTTACTTTGAGACGCGCTTCAGCTTCTAATGTTGCAGTTCTAATCAACAGTTCAAGTTGTTCTCTTGCATAGTCATCAATCTGGTCCAGCCTAATTTGACGTGCCATCGTTATTCCCTCAAAAAGATTTCAAAGACTATTGCTGTGTTGTCTTGTTCAATTTTATTGACGATGATAATTTGCATGACTCTGCTGCTCACAGTTACTTGATCAGAGACTGCCGGCTCAAAAGCCAAATCAGCCGCTGCTATCGTTAGTTTTTTATCGGTTCCTCTTATCAAATCATTAGCCTCACGCTCTGAAACAGCTTCAAGAACACCACGGATCGTTGTGTCAGAAACGGTTGGTGTTGCGGCACCTGTAGCGGGGTCATAAGCACCTGTTGTTACTCGACGGAATGTTACCTCTCCGCCGAACTTTGCCATTAACTTGCTGGCAGTTTTGCGTAGTGAAGTGGTAAGTGCCATCAGACTTTATAGGCGATACACGCACCATTATGCAGCTTGATGCTGGTGAACAATCCACGCAGTTCAAAACCTGCAGGGAATGACTCACCGTTTAGAGTGTTGCCTGTCATGTTTGTGCTGATGATTATATCAATCTGCGTGTTCTCGTAAAAGTCAATATGGTGGAACCGCCCAGTATGGGCAACGGTATCATGGATGACCTCAGCGCCAAGCGTGTAATCAACCCCGTTTGCCTGATGTCCTTTAAATGCCATGGTCAGATCTTGTAAGC